CAGAAAGCTTGGTCTCCTCTTCAAAGGAACGCTCGGAGGTCTCAGTCTCGTAGATCTCCTTGTGCTCCTCACCATAGTTTTTGTACTCAAGGCCAAACAGGGCATTCAAACCCGGAAGGAGTTCCTTGAGCAGTTGTGCACGTGAAATAGCCATGTCTTAGAACTCCCCTATTAAATGCCGAGCGGGTTGTTGTAAGCGTGACCACCCACGACCAGAGAGTTACTCGTGATGTACGATGCATTGAACTTCACGATAACTTCGGGATAGTAGGTAGTGCCGCTTGACACAAAGGAAGTGTCTTCAACCACATCGACGATACGGATCGGCAACGAACGAGTAACAGCCACAGAGCCAGTCAAAAGCCCCTGCTGCGAATCGCCCGTAGTCGTGTTTAGCGTATTGGCAACCAACGCAACGTTAGAACCAACATCGTCATACACAAAGCCGCCCGTGGTCGAAACCACAAGCGAAGCCGACACACCGACAGCCTTGAACAGGGTGTTCGGATCGTCAGCCACGTACGCATAAATAAACGTACCAGCCTTGACCGAAGTACCCGAAGTCCACTGCTGTGAGAAGGTCGGTTGACCTGTCGCAGAGGACACGAACGTGCAACCCAAGAACACGCCAGCAAAGCCAGCGTCCGGGGGCGTGGTCGTTTCCGTAGTTACAACAACGGTGCCATCCGATGCGAATTTCAGCGGGTCACCAAAACCAATGCTTGACGCACCGGAGTCGATACGACGCTGACGGGTCGAACCGGCAAACACCTGCCCGCCGATTATATTAATCGGCTTCAAGCCATAAGGCTTGTCGATAGTAGGATATGCCATTGATTACTCCAAAATAAGTTATTTGCCCTTGCCAAACGAAACCGTTGTTCTCTTTTCATTAAAGAGCGGCATACGCTCGTCGTTTAGCCTCATAAAGTTGTTATCTACAGACTGGATCTGAGCCTTGGCTTGCTGCGCGTAATAGTCATCACGCTGCCGCATCAACTCAGCCGGAGCCTTGCAGAGCAACAACCCACCGATTTCGATATTGCCCTTAAACCGGGAATTCGGATCGGCTTGCATCATCAACTTGGGCTGGTCTTCGGCCTTTACAGGCTCCCAACCTTCCCTAAATTTCGCGGATGTATTGGAGGGATCTGCTTGTCCCATAATACTGGTCCGAATCCAACGGAACACCCAACCGTCTTGTGGCTCCGGTTCAGGGAGCGTTTGAGGCGGGGTCCACATTGTTTTGCGTTGCGCGAAGTCTCGATTTTCGAGTTCACGTGCGAGTCTGCTGTCAGCCATTGTTGTTCTCCAGTTTCATTAATTCACGTGCGTACTCTTGGTTGCTTATGCCTAGTTTTTTGGCAAGGGCAACTTGAGTTTGGTTCAGGCGTACCTGACGGGGCGCAGTATTCCGCGTAACCGGAGCCACCACATTGGCTGGCTTATTTGGGCGAGCAGGCTTTTCCTGCTTCGTTTGAGGCTTTTCATCCACATCAGCATCGTCAAATGCTTCAGGGAATCTTTTCCTCATAGTGTCGTCGACTCGGCGGTAATACTCGTCAGAATTCGGGTCCACGCCGCTTCGGACTAGTTTTTCATGCAGGCCAAGTGCAAGGGCGGTCATTTCCTCGTCCTCGCCAAACCAAGTATTTCTATCTTTCCAAGCTTCGGCCTTTGGGTCGGGCTTGGGTATAGAAGGTTCTTGATTAACTTGTACCTGTTGGACAGGTTCTACTACTTCTTCAGCCTGTTGTAAAGAAGGTTTTATACGAGAGATATTCTGAAGTTTAAGTTTGGCATCTGTCAGGAGTTCCTGTGCAGAAGCGATTTTGTCTCCATCTCCTGCTTCATAAGCCTGTTTCAGGCGTTCTTTAGCCAGATTTAAATCAAAATTAGCGTATCTCTCAGCCTCTTTAACAAAAGCCTGCTCGTTATGTCCGAGCCGTTGCTTGAGTTGTTTAACCTCATTTTCACGGGTTCGGGCAAACTTAATAGCTTCTTCACGTTCACGAATGGCCTGTTCTTTTCTACGGCGCTCATCGTGATAAATCCGTTTCATCTGAGACAGGCGTTTCTGCACCTTCTCTGAATACTCATCTAGATCTTCGTTATCGATCTCCTTAACTGTACGTTTAGACAGGGGTTTACGATCCTTGTCTTCCTCGGGAGTATCGTCTTCAATCTTTACTTCAATGTCGTCGCTAACCTCTTGTTTAGCTTCAACTTTTTGTTCCTCTTCGGCTTCAGATATTTCTACCTCTTGCTCGTCAGGGAACTTATATTCGTCACGTTCAGCCATGATGTTTTACCTCACGCTCTGCGGATTCCACGGGGATCTTCGACCACCGCTTCTACCGTGTCGTCGTTAATTAGCCTAAATTCCCGACCGTGAATAACCACGCGAGTGCCGGAATAGGGGCGCGTCAGGACAAAATCCCCCTTCTTGCACCACGGGCCAGTAGGAAACCGGTCAGGGTCTTTGTAGCAAAGGTCGCCCATCTTCACGACAAAGAGTACGACCGTAGTCAGTTCTTCCGTGCGACGAGTGTCATCTGCCTTAATAATGCCTCCCTCAAACTCCTCTTCTACGTGCGGCACAGCGCACAAGATTCGGTAGCCTTTGGGTTCTGGCAGGAGTTTAGCCTTGGAAGCCTCTTCCTGTGTTTTTTCAATATCAATCGTACTCACTCTTCCTCCAAGCGTTTCGCAAGGTCTCTAATGTGGTTGCACGCGAGGTCGAGACCTTGTAATGCCCCGCAGAGTCTTTTGTATTCACCCTCGTCCAATTTGCCTTGGATCAGGGTTTCAATAATTAATGCGCGCTCTTCCTTGAGTTTTGTATCCAAGTACTCTAGAGCGTTTGAATAAGCCATTTATTACCTCTTCCGTTCTGGCATCGGTGGCGTGACCCGACGTTGTTCTGACGCCTCTTTACTCTTGGCGATATCCACGCCAAGCCGTAATCCTTCAAGCTGCTGTTTGTTGGACTCTTGCGCTTTGTGCTTCTCAATGTCCGCACCCAAGCGTGCTGCCTCAAGCTGCTGACGGCCAGAGATCTCTGCCTCTCGCAGTCGCAACTCGTCTTCCTTCGCCGCTGCATTTGCGTATATCTGCTGCTCTTTCAGGCGTATCTCTTCCGCCTGCATCTGAGCTTCCATCTGCGCTTTCATCTGCTTGGTCTGAGCCTCCATCTGCTTGATCTGGAGGTCCATCATCTGCATCTGTACAAGCGGATCTTGTGCCTGCTGTTGAGCCTGCTGCATCTGCATCTCCGCTGCATCCTTCTGGAAGAGCCGTTGTGCAGCCACCGCAGAGACCTGCGAGATCTGAACCTCCATCTCTGGAGACAACTCATACTCTTCAGTGTCATCTGCGGGTATCGGCGGCAGAGCCACACCAAGTTGTTTCTCAATCTCTCGGCGGTACTGGAACGCCAAGTGCTCCATGATGTGTGCTTGAAGTGATGCAGTAATCTGCTGTGCCATCGGGTTCTGCCCGATCAACTGAGCCATCTTCGGATCACTGCCAAAGGCCATATGCACAGCGATGTGTGCCTCGTGATCTTGGTAAATAAACGCCTTGAGCGGTTTGCCCGTCATCGCGTCCATGTTCTCCGTCACCGGATCACGCGGCTTCTGATCGTCAGGCATCGGGACAAGTTTCTCTGCGTTCTTAACCCCAAGCACCTCAATCATCTGTCGGTGTAGCAGCGGGAGGTTATAAAGCTGCGGTGCTCCTTGGGCCAACTGCATCACGGCTTGGTACTGCACCACCTTCTGACTCATGGTGGCCGCGTTCGGGTCCGACACCGGGATGACATCTACGTTGTCATAGTCAGATTTCTTCGCACTCGCCTTACCAACTTCCGGCTCGTACGAATATTCTTCTGGCGTATTGTCTCGGATGATCCCAGCGAGGAGTTTGAACTCCTGCTTCATCGCGTAGTAGATGCGGGCCTGCACAGCCGACATCACTTTCAGAACTCTCTCTAGGATGGCTAGTGTGGTACCGACTGGCGCTTGGTTCGACATATCACTGATCTTGAGATCAGACACCGCAGCGAAGCGGCGTCCTTCTTCAATGATTTTGTCAAGGAGAAGAGACAGGGTTTGCGAGGGTTCCTTATAGGGCAGGGGCAGGATATTGTCCCGCACGGCCCCACTCGGTACGTCTACATCTCGCCATTCTCCGGGTGCAATCGGCGTATCATCTCCCTTAATTCGGAGTCCTCGGGATTTGAGTCCGCCGGGGAGATTTGAGAGAGTTCCCGCATCGACAAGTTGGCGAAGGAGGGACGTTGCAGCTTTACTGTGTCCCC